AGTTCGGAGCGCACAGCGCTGTCCAGGGGCACGCCGTCTTTGTCTTGGGGAACCGGACCAAGGCCTGCCAAAGCACCGGTGGCCACGCGCATAGGGCTGTCGGCGATGCTCACTGCCGAGTTGGCCAGGCGACCGGCGAGCACGCCCAGGTCGTTGCCGTGCAGCTGCGGCACGCACAGGACACGCGGCGCTAACAGGTCGTCCGTGATTTCTTTCTGCTCGGCCAGGTAATCCGCCCAGGTCATGGTCGGTGCGATGCCTTCGGAGGCGGCAATTACAAAGGCGCGACGGCCCATGCTGTTGTTGAGGCTTAGCGCGGCGTCATGCATGGCTGACAGCTCGGCACCGCTGGCGACCGCTGTGCAAATCACGATCGCTTCGAACGAGTAGTTCAGCTGCAGCGCTTTGGTCAGCGCGGTTTGCCAAGTGCCGTCGGCAGCCATAGGGACTGCCAGACACGCCCAGTTCTCGCCACCATTGAGGCGGGCAGCAGTGATCTGGGTTTTCAGGTCGCTGGCTGGAATGCCCAGCATCACGTCCAGGTCGCTGTCGGTGTTGAGGGCGAGTACCTGGCCTTGGCTTTTGGAGCCGGTACCGATGAACAGAAAGTATTTTTCGACCTCGGTCACAGCGCCCTGGCTGAGATTGAGGTTGTTAACTTGAACTTGACCGAGTGCCATGTAGTGCCTCGTTATCGGGGTGAGTTAAGGATTTGGGGAAGCAGATAACTGATCAGCTCCATGACTTCTTGGTCGCTAGCGACACCGAAGAACTCCCGTTTTGGGAGGTTGATTTCCCAAGACGACGGGCCAGCAGGTTCATCGGAAAGAATCTTGATCAGCAGGCCGGCCTGGTCGTATTTCAGGTTGTCGGTGATCCATGCCACCCCGGGCTTCATCCAGCGCACTTTCTTGCGCTTGCTTGTACTCGGGAGACGGACCTTGAACCCCAGGCGGCGCAGGCGTTTGGCCTGCTCCTTGGTGGCTTGCGTAGGTTTGTTGCGGGTCTGATTGCGCATCTGCGCTGCAGTACGGCGCTGGCTGATACCACTGTTATGCACATTGGCGATCATCGCGGCCTTGGAGCTGCCCCAGCCGAGTTCCGCGCCTTTGTCGTTCAGCCTGGTGACGGAAATACCGGCAGCCAAACCGCCCAGCATCTTTGCCTTCTGGCCCTTTCGCTTCTTCTTACGCGGGGTGAACGCTTCGCCGTTCAGGTCGTGCTGTTCGCGCACACGCTTGCGCCACTGGGTGCGGATCCGTTGACTGACACGGTTGAGCAGGCGCAATTTCAGCTTCTGCGGCATGCTGGCCATCGCCAATTGGGCTTCCACGTCGGCCATGCCCTGCAGGTCGACATTGAGGGAATCAGCTCTGGCCACTGACCACCCCGCCTTTCTCCGCGATCCACAGCTCAAACGGCTTGAAGGTGTAGGTCTTGCCGAAGGCCACAATCTCGCCGTCCGGATCTTCGGTCAGGTACTGCGGCTCGCTGAATGCAATGGCGATATCGACATCTGCTAGGTCGTTGTCCAGCATTTCGATATCCAGCTTGACCTGGGGCAAGCCGTCGCGGTCCTGGTCGTTTGTTTCCAGCCAACTGCCGACCAGGGCAACGAGGCGCGCAGGATGGTCGCTGAACCGCTCAAAGCTGATCACAGCCGAGTAGTTGAAGTCGCCCATGTACATGCCGTCGACGCTGTCCTTCCAGATCAATTCGACGCTGGACGTCTCTGCCCAGCTATCAAGCTGCTCAGGCGGCACCAGATCGCGGCTGCGCAGGTAGTCGGTCAGTGCCTGGAGCTTGATCACAGCAGTGCCGCCGTGATGCGCCCGCGACCCTGCAGCGATCGAACGGCCTGTTGGCTGAATGCCAGGAACGTTTCAGCGCGCTCCGGCTGCTCTTTGCCAGTGTTCTCAGCGCTTTCGCGACGGGTGACGGTGGCGAATTGGCTAAGCAGGCTGGCTTTGGCGCGGCAGTAGACAGCCCGGGCGTAGGTCGCGGCAGGATCGGTGCACTTGCGCAGGAACTTGGCCGGCACGTCGGCCAGAGTGGCAGCGCCGGCGGCCTGGCAACGGTCTTTGCAGACGGCCAAGTCGTTGTTTACTTCGTCCATGGCCATGCGTACGTCAGCGGCCAGCATTTCGCCCAGGTATTCACCAGGGAGGCGATACGCCTTCTGGAAGTCAGCGACGGAAAGGTCAGGCCAAAAGCCGTCGTTACCGATCGCGAGTCCCGCAAACCTGGTGGGGTTGCCTGAAATGCTCATTGCTGGCCACTCAAATAGGGGCGAGGAAACTGTTTCAGTGGGTCAGGGCCACAAGTGGCTGGCTCACATCCACAGTTTCTCGCCGGGGGGGTAGTCGGTTATTCGGTTTGGGTTTCTTCTAGAGCGGCTAGCTCTGCCTTCTTCAAGGCTTTGCGAGCCGTTTCCAGCCGAGTGTTCACGCCGATTTCGGGGTACAGCTCGATCGCCCGTTCGAAGTGGGTAATGGCTTGCGCCCACGCCTCTAGATCGATGGAGATGATCCCCAGCAACTTGTGATAGCGCGCTGGGATGCGCTCAAACAGCTGCCACTCACCGTCGACCAGGTGCAGCAGATCCGAGACGTAGGGTTCAGGGGTGCGACCGGCCTTGTATTCGGCTTCGGCCCACTCGATCACCTCGTCACCGACGAAGGTCTGCACGTTGCGCCTGAAGCGCTCCGGCAGTTCCTGCTCCTGCACCATGGCCACCTCGGCGAGCTGCAAGCCCTGTGTGAACTGCTGGGTGTCGAACAGCCAGACCAGGACCTGCATCATTACCGGGTTCGGAAAAATCAATTTCGAATCGAGGTAACGCTGCACGTAGTCCAGGTACTTGGGCAGCAGCTCTTCACGCTTGAGCTGCTGACGCAGGTCACGGCTGTCGATCGCGCTGATACGGTCCAGATCAACGTTCAGGGCATCCACCATCAGCTGCAGGTGCTTTTTGGCGTTGGCCGGACTGCTGAGAGCGGTTTCCGCTGAATACACTTGCGCTACGGCACCGGCGCCGACGGCCGCTGGCCCGAGAGCGTTCAAACGGCGCTTGTGCGCCAGTGCCAGGCTCACGCGGTCACCACTTCAACGTTTTCGGTCATCGCGAACTTCTCAAGCTGCTCGATCACATAGCCTTCATTGCGGCTGTTGTAATCCTCGACGCGAGAGCGTTTCGGGTTGTCGATGGTCTGTTTGCGCCAGCTGGAGTCCTGGAAGTACAGCGACAGGTTGTCGAAGCTGGTGACCACGACGGTGTCGACCGGGAAGAACGGGAAGCTGAAGCTTGGCAGACCGCCATAGGTGGCAATGACCTGCTGCTCTTCGATGCGCTCTTTTTCGGTCGGCACGTCGCCTTGCTTGGCGTACAGCTTCGCCTTGTCGGCGGCCAACAGGTCAGAACCGATGATTGCGATCAGGTCGCCACCGTCACGCAGACGTTCGTCCACCATTTGCTTGGTGTCATGCACTAGGGCGTCGAGGTTGGCGTAGTCGCCACCTTCGCCCAGAGTGACTTTGCCAGCCATAGCGCCGCCGGTGAGAACTTGGGCAGGGATCTGCTCGCGAGCGATCTGCAGCCAGCCCTTGTTCACGTCCTGCAGCATCGGGAATGCAGCGATGTCCGACTGAGCAGCAGCGTGAGTGCCGTGGAAACCAACCATGATGCGGTCCAGCGCGATTTGCTTCTGCACAGCGGCAGAGTAGCGCTGGTGGAAGTCCGGGAATTTCGCCCAGGCGTCGATCTTGGCGTAGGGCATGCCTACGTCAGATTCGGTCGACGACAGCTCATACGTGCTGTCATCCAGCGCGGACACATCCCGGGCTTCACGATCCTTGGTCACTGTATTGGTACGGCCAGTTACCGGGCCAGAAACGCCCAGGAACACTTTCTGCCCTTTGATTTCCGACACGCCAATGACGTTGATGCGCAGCAGGAAGTCCGACTTGGCGGTGATCGCCTCGTTCAGTTCCTGGGCGATCGAGGGTTCGACGTTGAACATTTTGCGCGACAGCGGTACGCCGTAGTTTTCGGCGACGTCGAGCTGCAGCTGCGCATACATTTTTTCGCCGTGGGCGCTGAGAGAGTGAGCCATGGTCAGAGCACCCGTGCTTTTTTGAGGTCAGCAGCACCGGTCGTTTTCGACAGATTGCGGCCGGTGGTGGAGTCCTTCAGGGTGTTGAACTCCTTCTGCAGAGCGGCGAAGTTGGCAGCCAGCGCCTGGTTGCCCTTGGCCACCCGGCTCTTGAACTCGGTCTCTGCTGTGGAGACGACCTCGTCGACCGCAGCCTGTACATCGTCGACCAGGGCGGCGTCAGGCTCGGGAGCTGCAGCAGCAGACGCCTCAATCACTGCATCCAGACCTGCAACGCAGATCAGGATTTGATCGCGCAGCGCCTTGAGCGCTGTGCCGGTGGTTTCATCCATTGGGGGGTTCTCTGTGAGGGTTTTGGGGTTGGTTTCGCTGGGCGTTTCTTCAATGCCCAAACGCTTGAAGAGGCTGGTAAACATGCTCATCAGCTTCCCGACTTCCCCTTGAGGTTCGTCCTCTTTCAGCGCGCCAAGCGGCACGGCAGCGCCGTAATGCACGGGCTTGCCGGTCTTGCGGGAAAAGTAGAGTTCCTGAGTGCCGAGGCTGGCCGGGGAATCGGTGACAGCCAGGCCGGTGAGGTAGGCCTTGCCGGTGCTGGCGAAGTCGGGGGTGATTTCGATGCTGGTAAACAGCTTCTCGCCCTGGTCGTTGAGCCAAAGCAACTTGTCGTTCGGCTTCAACTGGGCTTCCAGTGCAACCTGACCTTGTTCCAGGCCTTCGACGCCCTCAACCAGCCGGACCGCAAACACAGTGCCGTGTCCGCCGTACCAGCGTTCGTGCTCACACCAGATCGTGGCGGTGTAAGTCGCGGTGCTGTAGGTCTCAGCGATATCGCGCAGCTCCTGGGGAAGGATTACGCGACCATCAACGGTCGGGCCGCTGGTGGCGACACGTTTCCAGAACGAAACAAGGGAACGGGGCATGGGCGATAACTGCGCTCAATCGGTGAGTTGAGCCGCCAAGATATGGAGCAATCCCCCCTCCAACAATTGATTCACTTTTGCGTTGGTCCTATTTTCGCGATATAGGACGAACACGGATTTTAACCCCGAGTTTCCAGCGTTTTCGCCGCATAGACTGCGGCCCATGCTCTATTCAACCGAAGTTAAAGAAGCCGCCAAACGCCTGTTTTTACGACGCTGCAAAGCGAAGGAAATTCAAGCGCAACTCAACTTGCCCAGCGTTCGGATCGTCTACCACTGGATCAGCCAGGGCTGTTGGGACGAAATGCTGACGGATGAAGAGCCGCTGACCGCTGTCAGTCGGCGGATTACTCTGCTCCTGGAGAAACAGGACTCCCTGACCAAGGGCGACCTAGATGAACTCGACCGCCTGACGACCGTTCGCGAACGCTTGGCCAAGCAGTGCGCCAAGCCCGCGCCAATGCCGGTGAACGATCCGATCGAGGACGGTGGCCACCGTCGAGACGACCAGCGCAGCGAGCGACGGGATAAAGGCAGCCGGGGCGACAAAGGCGGAAAGAAAAAGCAGAAAGCGCCGAAGAACGACGTCAGTGAGTTAACCGAAGTCGACTTCCTGGACAAGTTCATCAGCAAAATGTACGGCTACCAGAAAGAGCTGTACGCCGCGAAGATCAACCCGCTGACCGCGCGGATCCGCAACGTTCTGAAAAGCCGCCAGGTGGGTCTGACCTACTACTTTGCCGGCGAAGCGTTCATGGATGCCGTGTTGACCGGTGACAACCAGATATTCCTGTCAGCCAGCCGCGCCCAGTCCGAGATTTTCCGCAGCTACATCATTTCGTTTGCCCAGGAATGGTTCGGCCTGGAGCTGAGCGGCAACCCAATCGTTCTCAGCAAAGACGGCAAGCCGTGGGCCGAGCTGCGCTTTCTCAGCACCAACAGCAGCACCGCCCAGGGTCACCATGGCCACGTTTATGTGGACGAGTACTTCTGGATCCGCGATTTCGAGAAGCTCAACACCGTGG